AACCGTACCCAATGTATCACTATAGTTGACACCACCAAAATATGCAAGCGTAAACACAAGGTTAATCAATCCTAGCTTAGCTTCAAATCGTTCAATAAGTTCAACGTCGACAATGTTGTAGTCCACAAACTTTTGAAAATCCCGCTCATACAGTTTGGCTAGCGTGCCTTCTTCGCCATAGTCCAACTTGTTTTGACCAAGCACTACTTCAGCAATGTTGTCCAACTTGTAGCTTTCCTGCTTGCCATAGGTGTTGAGCGTAAACTTTTGGAACAAGTCCATATAGTCAAGTTGCTGAATGCCGGCGATGTTATAGAGAGTATTCTCACGGCCTTTCACAGTAACCGTCTTTTGCTCAATCTTGCCCCATGGGCTCAGCTTGCTAGCTTCATCACTGCCCAATACTCTACTAATACGATTCACAAGATAAGGAACATCAAAGAGTGTGGTATTCCAGCCGGTAATTACATCTGGAGTATTGAGAGTGTCGCTCCACCATGCAATGAAGTCCAACAGCATTTCACCTTCGGTTTCAAATTGGCGATATTCCTTTTTGAGATGAGGGACGCTGCTAGCGCTGCTGTCATAATCCTTTAGTCCCCACACAATGTATTGCTCAGCTCTGCTGCTCTTTAGTGCAATGGTCAGCACGCTATGCCGCGCCTCACTAGGCTCAGGGAAACTTGTGGTTGTCACGCCTGGGATTACACCATAAGCAGTTTCAATATCGATGTATGCAATGTCAATAAGACGACGGTCATACACAATTTCATTGGGAAACTCCGCCTGAATAAATGCAGGAATGTGACGGTCATTTCCGTAAATCTTAAAGTTAGGAACACCTTCATAGCTTTTTGCAAACTCGCGGCATTCGCTCATGCTGTTAAATCTCATCGGCTCAAGCGGGAGCCCTTCAAGGCTACGCCACTTTGCAGCTTTATCTTTACTTTCCAGATACATTACTGGACGGAATTTGTAACTGTTGTAAACCTTTTTACCTTCGTCATCATAGCCTCTGTAGCGCAGTGAATTCATGTGACGGTCGATGCAAGTATAGAATCCGTTAATCATTATATGTTATTATAAACTAAATCGGCCCAGATGTAAACTACAAACTGGGCCGATTGGGTTTTATTTTGCTCCGCTTTACTTGATAGCAATAGTGCGTGGCTTTTTCACATCAGGAATCACTCGCTTAAGAGCGATGCTTAAGATACCATTAGTAAGTGACGCTTCACCAACATTGACATATTCGGCCAATGTAAACTTGCGCGTAAACCGGCGCGTGCTGATACCTTTGTGCGTATATTCCCGTGTGTCATCTTCACTGTGTTCACCAGTAACCACCAGCGAATTTTCAACAGTTTCAATGCTAAGATCCTCAATAGAGAATCCCGCAACCGCAAGTTCAACCAAGAACGAATCGTCATCAATCTTGACAACATTATGCGGTGGGTATACCTGTGCATTTTCCTTAAACGCGACATCAAAGTCTGCAAAGACTCGATCGAACCCAATGCCCCAGGGGGCTAGTGTATTTATTTTCATGTGTATATAACTCCTTATTAAGCAAGTTTATGGTTTATGTGGTAGGCAAACCCGAAACGGCATTTGTCTTTGCGACCAACCTCGTCACAAATCTATTTATTCTTATTAGACGCAAATTCTTTAAAAGAAAGCAATTTGCGTGAACTAATAATTTCAAAGAAAGTCTTTGCAGTTTGACCATTTAGTTTGTCATAACTAAAATGAACACTGCTGTAAATTGGGCGATAGTGTAGAGTGCGTTCTTTACTGTTGATAAGCAACTGACCAGTTGTAACCATGTCACCTTTGCTTGGGTCACCCATGCGCACTGGATTCATAAATGCGTCATCATTTGGCTTTTGGCTCATTGCCTCAAGAAAGTCAACTGGGTCATTAATCTCAATGTCACGCAAGTAGTTGTTGATTATTTTCCAACGCTCTTCGCTACTTTTTCTTGATTCAATTATTTTTGGGTCGGTAGCATTTGCGCTATACCCTAGCTGCGGAAGATCAATACCATGATTGGTGCGAACACAATGATTCTCGTCTTTAGATATTTCCTTTAAGTTGTAAATATATTTGCGCGGCTTCTTACTGGTGCTATCGGCTTTCTTAACAGTAAATCCGCCTTCAAGAAGATAGCATTTGTCGCTGTTAAAAATAAAAGTTGCACCAGCAAGTTCCTTTTCAATAAGCATCTTTGCTGCGCTCTTAGGGTCCTTACAGAGCAATGAGTTGCGAATAGCAAGGCCGTCCGGTGATATCATTGCTTTCTTTTTGCCGTTTTTACCCTTCTTGGCCAATACTTTACCGCCTTCTTTTTCGTCGCTTTTGACACTAAAAGAAGCACTGATAATTGCTACGCCATATTCATTGACGCCTTCGGTCCAACGAGTGGTCTGATCATCGATGTATAAGCGTTGAATGTTTTCTCTGTTGGAGTTGACAATTTCAATTTCGGTCTTATAGTTGCGATCGCGGTTCTTAGCGCCAACCCAACCATACCCCTTGATATATTTAACAGCTATGCAGCACATAATGGTATATGTGTATTTATATATTTAAGCTATACACCGTTGACTCTTTAGTAACAGCGCGCTCTGTTGTATGAAGGAACCCAAAAGCGGCGCAAATAGGTGTCAGCACAGCTGGTGTATGGCCGCAAATAATAATTGCGGCGGGTTTGAGTATATCCATAAGCGCTATAAGCACTTGGTGCCACATATACGGGAGCTGGTGTGCTGACATAATATGGATCATACCAACTTACATAACAACTGCACTGTGAAAGCGCAAACAACGCTGCTAACAATTTAATCATTTCTTTTTAATGTTACCAATACTATACTTTGAACGCAGGTCCCATTGGCTCTTTACGGCATGTGATATAATCTTAATTTGCTTAAGATTTGTTACTTCCTTAATGCTTTGCGCGTTTAATACGCGCACCAATCCCCAATCACTAAGCAGTGTAATAATGGTATTGCGGCGGCAATAGTCATCATATGTGAATGTTGACGGTTTACCATCAAGCATAAACAATTCTTTAAAATGAACAATAAAATAGCGGCCTTGTTTGTGAAGGATGTGGCAACTTTGATACAACACGTTGTGATCCTTTTTTGAGCTTACGCCAATACGGCTTAATGTTTCCTTTACTTTAAGAAAATCATCCGGCTCGTTTAAATCCACCTCCACCATATCAGCAGGTGTCCAGCCAACAACAGTTTGCAAATCATTCATGGTAATATAAACTATTTATATTATTTTGCATGGCCGCCTTGCACGCGGCTTGCGCGTATACTTGACAAAGCGCTCTCGCTAAATAATGGCAATACTGCTCGCGCTTTTTCAGCACTATAACAATAATGATTCATTAGCAGCTGTACATCTGCACCGTCATCCATCTTCTTGCTCCATTTGCTAAAGCGTTTCTTTGCACGAACGGTATTCTTTAGAAAATCATATTGCATCTTGACTGGCAGCGCAGCATAACGATTCATTTCATTGGCAAGCAACACAGTATCATTATAGTATGAGAGACCACGGTTGACCATGAATGGTACATATGCACGCTCCACACTAGATGCGTCTGCAGCGCCTTCGCTACTGTCAGCTTTACACTCGGCCAATAAACTTTTACCATTGCTTCCTTCATTTATGCTATTGAGAAACGAAAAGAAACTTAATTTTGGAGCAGCTGCTGGTTGCGCACTTTCTTTTTTCTTTGCGGCCATATTACTTGCTCCATTCAACGCTACTCATGAGTTCTGTCATACAAGCAACCATGTTAAGTTCTCTGTCACTTACAAAACATGCCTTGTAACTATAGTCAGCAAGAATAAGAACTGCGCTTGGAATACTGTTGGGAGCAGCGGTGTCATATAGACTATCATAAATCTTACGAAATACAACGGTGCTATCAAGACTGCTATTGTTGACAACCCAGCTGCGCATACTTTTAAAATCTTTAGCACGCAAGTGTGTTGTGAGTTCAGCAATGTTTTGATCGCTCATGCCTACCAAAATTGCCGTAGGAATTTCACCGCTAGTACTATAGCGCTGACATTCATTTAACACTCGACGCCAATCTGGCGCATAGCGAATAATAAGTTCAGCAATGGTTTTGTCTTGAAAGGCTACGCCTTCTTCTTTGAGAATGGCCGACAGGCGCTTCATAAAGTCGCCAGCCAACGCAGCCAGCTCCTTCTTAGGAGTATTAAATTCAATCACGCTGCAGCGGCTGTGCAACGGCTCGATGATTCGGTTCTTAAAATTACACGTAAGAATAAAGCGGCAATTGTTACTAAACTCTTCAATGAATGCGCGCAGAGCCGGTTGTGTAGACGTTGCTTGCAAATAATCTGCCTCATCTAGAATAACTACTTTATACCCGC